AAGTGACTGTGGATAGGAGAGGATATTTCATCTCACCTTCATTCTCCCTCCTAACCATTTCATCATGGTCAGAGTGGAACGCTATCATTCTATCACACTTTTCAATAAAATGGAACCACCATTCAAATCCTGTAACATTTGGGTAGTCATCCTTGAAGTACATGTCATATGAATCCAAGATGTATTTCTCCAAAGCATTCTCTGGAGTGTCATGCAGTCCTATCCAACAATTACCTGGTAGAGGGTTGAACATGTGCACTTCCCTAGTCAGTCTCCAAATGGATGTTGATGTAATAAGTCGAGGGTACTGTGCTATATCCATTATCTAATATCTACGTCAGTCATCCTAGTTGTTCTTCTTCGTGGTGCTTCTGTTCCTAATCTAATTTGTTTCTCTTCTTTAGGTTCAGTTAATGCTACCACATAACTCATGTCCAGTCCACCATAGGTGTCACCACAAACATAAGTCTGGTTGTCACAACCACACATCTTATAATCATGCTCATGTTTAGACTGTATTGTGTTGTTGCATTTAGTGCAAGTTACTGTTGTCATTGGTCTTTAAAATATCAACGAATAGAAATAACATATCATCATCAGAGTAATTGTATCCTTCATGGATGTGATCCATGACATCATAGATCTGAGGTACTCCCTCTTCCCAGAAAACTTTCTCTCCTTTCCAAATCATATAGCAATCATTGGATGGTATGTGTAATGGTATTTGTATTCGTCTGTAATGTATTCCGTATACTGGAGGATCTTTGTGGGGTCCTAATTCTGTGCCTGGTTCAAAGCAAGAGACCGTAGCAAAAACAACATCCTCGTTGTTTAATATCTCTGCTGCTCTGTCGTCTTCAACAACAGAACGTCTTACCCCGCCACCATTTTTGTTCTGTGCTTTCAACCAGCAGAAATATATATCCTTGTTAGAATAACCAACAGCAGTTGGAGCTCTCCTAAGGGGAAAATCTGTTCTTGTTGCCCATTCATAAAGATAATCTAGATCAGTCTTCTTCATCCCATTTACCTAACACCATAATGCTAGGATTGTCTTCTTCAATCCACTCATGCCATTCCATATACAAAGCATACATATCCTCATACTGTTTGTTCTCTACTATCACATCACAACGATCTTGCATCCACGCTAGTAGGTTATCGCATTGATTCTTTAACTCAAGTGGACAGTTGTTCATTGTGGTAATCTTTTTTCATGTAGCGTCCTAAGATGTTTGAGTTGTAATAATTCTCATCCTCACTTAGAACGTTATTAAGGAAGAGTTGACGGGTCTCCTCGTAGTTAACCCATCCCTTTGTATTATGTAGTGAAATTATTTCTCTTCGGAAATTATCTCTGCCGTATTCTTTAACGTCTTGTTTAAGTTCTGCAGAGCTTCCGTAATACCGCTTCCAGTCAGACTCTGACGTAACACGTCGCTTGCCTCCTTTAGGTTTTCGTTTCTGGTAGAAATACTTTCTTCCGATGTACTGCCTACCGCTTTGGAGATTTGTAATCCTGTAGACAAAACCGAAGAAGTCGCCAATATCATTAGAAGTGAAAGGTTTACCCTCATATAGCCAGGCGTTTTCGTAAACTCCTCCTTCAACCATTTCATAATTTTCATTCTCCTTTATATAGGGTCATACCCTCATGCCAATACTTAAAACTACTAGGTGGCCACTGTGCATAACCGATATCGTTTATGGTGACTGCCTTATCCCAACTCATATTGATAGATGTATCTAAAAATTTATTAAAAGTTTCATCAGTAGAAATTAAACTCTGTGCATAGTCCCAGAATGGTGTATCATATCTAGATCCATACTGATAGTGCCATAGAATAAAATTTTGTATTCTTCTGATGTACTTCTTGATACTCTTAGAAAGATCATGAATTGTTCCATTCATTATAGCACATAATGTTTCCTTTGACCAGTGTAGATATGCTTCGGTGGCGGTACTTTCTAAGGGTTCCAAGAAAAATAATTTATTACCTTGTAGAAATATCCTATCATCTATAACAGGTTCACGTGCAACATAACTATCAAAGGTTAAATGTCGAGTGACCTCTACGTCAAAAAATTCCTGAAAATTTTTTTCAGCATCTTCAGTTTTTGTAATTTGATTATTGTATATGTAACCAACAGATTCTTTATGAGATGGAGAGGTAGAATGCATAGGTATCACAAACGTCCATCCATTAGGTGTTGCAACACCTTCAGTCCATAAATTTTCTAAGGTATTCCATTTTGGTTTTCCAAGAATCACAGAGTTAACTGGACTAGTAAGTTTAATATAGTCATGTGACATACAACCTCTAGCATCGAATACATAATCTGCATCAACATCTTTAGGATCTATATCACCTTCACTAACTTTAAATCTACCTGAGTTTAATATCTCTGCTTGCATCTCATGGGGACAAAAATGCATAGCCATATTCTCTGCAGGAAATGGATGCATGATTTCATAATTTATCTTGCCCCAACCTTCATATAAAAATCCTGTCTTAGGTGTAGCGTGTGCTTTATTATTATGCCAATTAAATCTGGTAGTGTTATGTAGAAGTTCTAATGCACCAGGTATAGTACCTTGACCTACAGTTACTGGTGGTTTATCGGGATTATGAATTAACTCTACTTCTATATCTTTAGCGTGCCATGAATAATATAATGCTGTGAAACAACCTGCGTTACCTGCTCCAACAATACTAACTTTCAATCTGGATACCCGTCATCATCGTCACCACTATACCACTGTTCTCCATTACTGTCAATATATGCACTCGTGTCTGCGTAGACCTCTGATTTTAACTCCGCTAATAGGTCTTCTAAATCTTGTATTAATGTTTTTAATCTCGTTCTTTGCATAAAAAATCCCCGAATACTGTATGTAGTCGGGGAGTGAGTTAAGCATCCTTATAAAGGATTAAAGTCTCAGCGTAGATAATGGTAATGAATAGTGCTGATGCAGCACTGATCCATAGTACTTCCATTACTTCGCAGTTGTAAGATCTTTATTTAGTTTTACACCACGGTAAACTAATTCGACCTTGTTTGATTGCTGAGATTTTGCTCTGTTAGTGTCATACTGGACACCACGGTAAGTGACTTGTGCCATTTGATTTTGCTCCTGTTGGAATTGGGTTGATTAGACCGTTCCTTCAGTCGGCTTTTGCGTCCTCAAAACATACTGGATCAGTATGTTCTACAATCACTCTAACCATATGTAACCTATCAGGATCATATGATTTGATAGTTGATAGCAACTCATTGGCATCTGCACAATTAAGTGGAGCACCGAGTAATACTAATTTCATTAAAATGTTATACATGAGGATGAACGAACCCGTTCCGAGTCGGCTTACTTGCGTCCGATGATATAAGCATCACAATCTCCTTCGACTTTGGTGCGGAGGTAATCTATTAAGTACTCATGAGCATCAGAGTTAAGATTCCTATCGCTAAGTATCTCAATTCTGTTTTGGTTCCATTCTGAACAAGACATCTCCCAATGGGAAGCATTATGTTCAGTAAGGAGTGTTGCCAGTAGTGTGAGTTCTATCATCTGGATGAACGATGTGTTTATTTTAACACATTCACTCTATATAGGCAAGCACTTTTGTATTTTTTGATACAATTTTAGAAAATCTTAAGGGTTTAAAAATTTTGGGGAGATTTTTTTGCCCTTTTTTTGGATTCACTTTCGTTTTTTGGTTTTGGTCTTTGGATTATTGTATCCCCATAGCGCTGGTTTAATAGTTCCTTTACCATAGTCTATAATTTTTAGACCTGTTTTAAACTTATCATAATACATATCAAACAAATGAACTCTTGAACCTCTAGTGAGATCACGACAGACCTTCTCGTTGTATTCATAAGTAACGATACACGCATCAGTAGGAGCATTTGTGGTTGAAACCTGTTCAAGAGTTCCATTTTCAATCACAATCTCACAACCATATTCACTTTTATGATTTTCTTTTTCTTGAATCTTTATTCTATTTCTAGAGATCCAAGTATGTAGAATGCTTTCTCCAATTTG